AAAGGCTAATCGCACGTATCTAGGCAATGGAAAAGTTGTTTTTACAGATGGCACTATAAACAAGGCCGAGCCACAACAAGCGCAACCACAACAATCAGCTCCGAGTCAAGGCGACGATCTGCCGTTTTAAAATACACCGAGTTTTCGTTTTGTTCCCCGTCGCAGTTGTTTGATACCTTTCGCGGCGGGGTTTAACGAAGTTTTAGCGTAGTTCGTCGAATTAAATCTAGCAAATCAAAACCATGTGCTACATTTGATTCATCAAACAACAACTAAAAAACAAAACGATGACAGCTCAAGACCTACAAATCAACGACACTTTCAAAAAACAAGGTTTTACATTTCAAGTTAAAACAATTGAAAAAGATACTTACAAAAACGGATCTCCTTGCTTATCTATTGGATGCACAACAAATGGCGGCTCATCAATCAGTAGCTATTTCAGCTTTAAACTAACTACCAAAATAAAACTTAGCAAGTAAACAACACAGCGCATGAGCGCAATTAACAAGTCCTTTAACAACCTTTCCAATAATCCTTTATCCAAAAGGTGAAGCCCTGAAGAAGTCGGGGCTTTTTTATTTCAATACTTTCAAGTATCTTTGAACAGCATGAAGCTAAGCCAAATAAAACAAAACCCAAACAATCCAAGAGTAATTCGAGACGAAAAGTTTCAAAAGCTAGTAAACTCAATAAAAGAGTTCCCTAAAATGATGCAACTTCGTCCGATGGTTATCAATGCCGATAGCGTCGTGTTAGGCGGTAATATGAGATTGAAAGCACTAAAAGAGTTAGGCTACAAAGAAATACCTGACGAATGGGTTAAACGCGCTGATGAGCTTACAGAAGAAGAACAAAGGCGCTTTATCATTGCAGATAATGTCGGCTTTGGAGAGCATGATTGGGAAATGCTAGCAAACGAATGGAATGTGGAAGAATTGGCAGATTGGGGGTTGGATATTCCTGATTTTGGGCTTAATGAAGAAAATCAAGATAATACGGATAAGGAAGTTGAAGCTCATGCAAAACTTCAAGATAAATTTATTGTTCCGCCATTTTCGATTTTAGACACAAGGCAAGGGTATTGGCAAGAAAGGAAAAAGTATTGGGGCGAATTAATTGGGGATAATGGAGAGAGCAGAGATGATATTAAAAGCAAGGTAAATGCAACTGTTACAAATTGGGATAATAAGCCATATAAAGGAGGAGTTATAAGAGAGAAGTCTATTAGTATATTAGACCCTGTTTTAGCAGAAATATCAAATCTTTGGTTTGGATTAGAAAAATGCAATACGTTTGATTGTTTTGCAGGAGATAGTGTTTTTGGATATGTATCAAGTTATTTAGGGAATAAATTTACAGGGATAGAACTTAGACAAGAACAAGCAGATTTAAACAATCAACGCATTAAAGGGTTTCCTTCTAAATATATTTGTGATGATGGGCAAAACGTGTTAAATCATATTGAAGAAAACTCTCAAGATTTGTTGTTTAGTTGCCCCCCTTATTTTGATTTGGAAGTTTACAGCGATTTGCCAAACGATGCAAGCAACCAAAAGGAATACAAAGACTTTTTAAAAGTATTAGACAATGCTTTTACAAAGGCTTTAAAATGCTTAAAAGATAATCGGTTCGCAGTTATTACGGTTGGTGATATACGCAACAACAAAGGATTTTATTACAGGTTTGTTGATGATGTAAAAGATATTTTTAAAAGAAATAATGTTAACTTGTATAATGAGTTAATTTTAATTCAAGCAATAGGGAACGGAGCTTTAAGAGCGAATAATTACATGAATAATAGGAAAGTTGTTAAACTACACGAACAAGTTTTAGTATTTTTTAAAGGTGACCCGAAGCAAATAAAACCCATTTACCCAAAAATAGAAATGCCTAATGGCGAAGAGATATAGAGTTTACACAAAAGAAGAGATTGAAGACCTAAACAAATTTTTAGACTAGTCTAAATTTCAAACAAAATCATACAGCTATAAAAAAGCCAGCAAAACATATCATTGAAGAAACGCTAATTAAGTCGTTTGGGAACCTTACAGTATCGGCAGAGAGCTTAGGATGCACTCGTGCTACTTTGTACATTTGGATAAAAGACGAAGGATTAGAAGCCGCTATACAAGAAGGGCGAAACCGTATCTTAGACCTAGCGGAAAACAAGTTAGCGAGTAAGATAAAAGAAGGTGACACAACGAGCCTTATCTTCTTTCTAAAGACACAAGGCAAAGCAAGGGGTTATGTTGAAAAAACAGAAACAGTTAATCAAAACACCAACGTCAACACCAACATAGAAGTAAGCACAGAAGAAGCCAAAGCAATTAAAAAGGCTTTAGATGACAAGTATTAAAGAATTAAAAGTTGTAAAAGAGTATTGCCTTAATGACTTCTTATTTTTTACCCGCTACTTTTTTAAACAGCGTTTCAACAAAAAATTTATAGTTAGCCAACACCATCAAACCATTTCAGATGCTTTGATGCGAGTCTATAACGGCGAAACAAAACGGCTAATAATTAACATTGCCCCACGTTACGGAAAGACAGAATTAGCAGTAAAAAACTTTATTGCCTTTTGTTTAGCTAATAACCCTAGCGCAAAGTTTATTCACCTATCTTATGCCGACGATCTTGCACTCGACAATTCAGAAGCAATAAGGGATTTAATCAAATCGGAAGATTACAAGCTACTTTTTAATTTAGAAATAAAGTCAAATACTGACTCCAAAAAGAAATGGCAAACGACCCAAGACGGCGGCGTTTATGCCACAAGTGCTGGCGGTCAAGTGACGGGTTTTGGTGCGGGTAGCATCGAGCCAAGCGGTAAGTTTGACGGGGCTATAATCATTGACGACCCGATAAAACCTGATGACGCAGATAGTGACCGAATTAGAACTTACGTAAACAACAAGTTTGACTCAACGATAAAAAACAGGGTAAACAGCCGTGACACTCCTATTATCATCATCATGCAACGGCTACATGAGCAAGACCTTTGCGGTTATGTGTTAGATGAAGACGACCGAGAATGGGAAGTTGTAAAGATGCCCTGTATTTACGACGAAGGCGGCGAAGAAAAAGCACTATGGCCTGAAAAGCATACTTTACAAGAGCTTAACAACTTGCGCAAATCAAACGAGATTGTATTCGATAGGCAGTATATGCAGAACCCTAAACCATTGAAAGGGTTAATGTATAGCCAATTGCAGATTTTTAAAGATCCACCACAAGGCGAAGTAGTAATGTATTGCGATACAGCCGACACGGGCGCAGATTACTTATGTGCAGTAGTAGCTATACTAAGTAATAACTCGCTTTACATAACCGACGTAGTGTACACCCAAGAGCCGCAAGAAATCACCGAAAACCTAGTAGCGCAACTAATATACCGTAACAAGGTGAACCGCGCCATAATAGAGAGTAACAACGGTGGACGGAGCTTCGCACGGACTATTCAGCGCATTCTGAAAGACGTAAACTACAACAGAACGCAAATCACTACCTTTCACCAATCGCAAAACAAGAACACGCGAATACTAAGCAATTCAAGTACCATCGTTTTAAATGTTTATTTTTGTGACAATCTTAACAACAAGTTTATGTTAGATATGCGTACTTATTCGCGCGAAGGCAAAAACGCTCATGATGATGCGCCCGATTGCGTCACAGGATTAGCAGAACACTTTATAAAGCAAGACGATGGATTTTATTTCTAAACTAAGGCAAAAGGCCGCAAGTATAATTAGCCCAAGCATTAACCAATTAATGCAGAAAGCTATCTTTCAATGGATAGGTAATAACGTTGGTATCGTTTACCCTGACAACCAAACAAGCTACATAGACAACGGCTACAACAAAAACCTATTTGTTTATATGTGCGTCAACTACATAACGCGCAACGCTTCGGACATTCCGTGGGTATTAAAAAAAGAGCTACCCGATGGTAGCTATCAAACAATAACAGAGCACTCGCTTTATGACGTAATAGCTAGGCCCAACGGGCTTTACTCGTGGCAAGAGTATAAGCAGCAGTCACTCGGTTATTTGTTGCTAACGGGCAACGCAATGAGCTATACTGTTAAAACGGGGTTAGATGGTAACAAGGTAAAAGAAGTGTATTATTTGCCGAGCGATTACATAGAAATCACAGCTTCGGGAACTTGGACAAATCCTATTAAAAACTATTCATTTAGCCTTTACAATGGCTTAGACTTTGACAGCGAAGAAGTACTACATACCAAGCTACCAAATTACAATTGGGCTAATGGTGAAAGCCTATACGGTCAAAGCCCATTGAAAGCAGGGCTAAGTACCTTAGAGAAGTCTAACGCTACAATTGCAGCAATGAAATCGCAAGCGGCTAATCAAGGGGCTAAAGGTCTATTGATGTTTGACAGCGCAAATGGTACTAGCACGATAACAGAGCCACAAATGCGATCCTTTGAAAACTCTGTAAAGCAGAAAATAAACAATAATGATAAGGTAGGTACTATACAAGCTACTTCTAAGATGTTTAAATATCAGCAATTAGGGGCAGCATCTAAGGACTTGCAATTGATAGAGAGCCACAATGTAAGCCGTCAAGATATTTGCGCGTTATTCGGCCTTGATTCGATGCTATTTAACGACCACCAAGCGAGCAGCTACAACAACATGAG